AACGATTTCAGCCGAAGCCTCAACCGTTGGGGTTACTTCAGACATGGTTTCCTCCTCAGGAATGTCTAGGGGTTGGGGTTCGACAACGTCTTCCTCTTCAGGTTGTGACGCAGCGATTTCTGTAATTTTCGCGTCTGAAAATGCTCCATACGCGACAAGGCTGATTTCTAAAAGTTCTGCCTTGGAGACGACCATTGTGTCGCCCTTGTATTTGAACTTGGTTGGGATTGCACCAACGGAAACGGAGTCGTAAGCGCCAGCCTGCACAAGTGCAATGGCCTCGTCGGCTGCACGAGTCTTAGCAAACTTTGCCGTAAACATAAGACCCTCATCGGTCTCAACCAACTCTGTAACAACGCCACGAAGTTGATTCATGTCATGACCCTCAAGCAACTTCGGTGCTTTCTGGTTTACGTCAAAAGCGCCCTTCAAAAAGGAAACCTTTTGCCCACCTGACACCACCGCGGGCGTGTCCCAAGGAGCCGCCAGACCGGTCACGGTGCGCGGGCTATCCTCTCCCGCGGCAGCGTCAAGCGTGACAGGCACGGCTACAAACTCAATCTTCATAACTCACTATCCGTTTCGTTGTTGGGCATGCCATCAGGTGACTTGTCTTCGGATCCGATGTAGTCCTCAATGTCAAACTCGACATACCGGTTACGCGGAAGAACCTGAGCGCTGGAAAGGGTTTGCTCAATAGCGTCCATGTAGATACGCGCACCGAACAGGTACAGGTCTTGACGTGCCTGCTCAGCGTTTTGGTAGGTCATTGACGCACCCTCTTGCGGTGCGCTCACCATGTAGGCAGGGATGTTGCACAGGCGAGCCATTTCAAGCGACTGGTATTTGCGCTGTTCGCCAATGACTTCCAACGGATTGTTGCGGAATTCTCGAAATTCGATTTGTCTTGAGAGTGCCCCAATTTGGTTCTGTTTGCGAGCTAACGCCCAAGCCGAGGCAAGAGAACCAAGGTCGTCGCCTGACATGTCTTCGCCGTCAATCTGCTGGAGCCAGCCCGGCATCGTTTCAAGGCTTGCCATTTTGTCAGCTGCAGCATCTAAGTAAAGCGAAGTGTTAATTGCGCGAGCGCCAGTCTTCAAAATTCCTTCAATCGGGCTAAGGAATTGGACGACGTTGTTTACGTCTAACTCTTGCCCGTTGAACATGAGTTGATCTGATGGGCCAAAGAACTGTGGAATACCTGTCTGCTGGGTGCTTGACATGTTTGCAGCTGGGAGCCATGTAAACGACGCAGGTAGACCGGTGGAGTAGCGCGTCGTGATGTAGGCATACGCAATGCCGTAGAAAAACATGTCGCTAAAAATGTTTACGAAGAAGAACGAGCGGGTGACCTTTGGATCTGGAGTTTCCATCCAAGGTTCAAGAGGCAAGTAAACCTCGTCGTAGTCTTCGCCGTTCCACTGCTTTGAATAATGCTTCAGACCTACCGAGCCGATGATGCCAGCGAGCAAATCGCGCGAGCGTGAAATCGTCGGATTGCTTAGAGCGCGTATCTCATCTGACCCGGTCTGATAGGTAATGAAATTGTTTACATACGAAGCGCCAGCAGCCGCCTGCACAGGTGCAGAGGCGAAAGCAGCCGTATCAACTTTGCGTGAGAAAATACCCATCCACTGGGAGTCTTCCACAAACTTGTTGCATTTGCAACTATCTTGACGAACCCATTGAAGGTTTATTTCCGCCACCCGGACGGGACACCATTGCTGCAGCAACAATGAGACAACGGCACGCCTCGATAGGGCCCGGGCTTCGCTGGCTCGAGATGCTCAAAGCCCCGCCCTGCCCGCGGATCAGAACCGCCCTGTTTACATGTTCCGCCAACAGAATCTCGCCCGTGTGCTTCACGCGGTTCTCGTTAATAAGACCCTTGACGGTGGACGTGTACTTGTTTATTTCGCCGTAGCCCCACTGCACCGTACGGCGCTGGAACTTCTCGGGCGTATGAATAAACAGGCTGGGCGTAATCGCAAGCTGCGTTTTCGGTTCACGCTCCAACGACGCCGTAATCTTCTCCCACATTTCAGCAATGGATTCGGTCTGGAACTCAACGCTTGCGACAATGTCGCCGTCGGTGTTTTTACGGCACCAGATGCCGACGTACTTACTGTCATCCACAGCGGAATCCACAGCGAGGATAGAAGTCGTCCCGTCCCATTCGGTGTTGTCGGTCAGGCGCTTCGCCCATTGTCCGGGTGGCAACCAAGACGACGCAGCACTAACCCACATGTTGCAATGCGCGCGAAGCCACTGCGAACGATCGGGGGAGGCGTGTGCAGCTCGAAGACTTTTCAGCGTCACCGTCCTCGGCATGCTCGGATTGGCATAGCCCCAATAGCGCTCGTCATCAGGGCTAACGGATTCGGGCACCGACCATTCCGCCATATACAACTCGCCCGGCTCGCCCTTGTCAATCTGCCCAATCGCCTGCTCACGAAGTTTCTTCATCACAGTGCTCGACTCGTCGCCAGCCGTGGACACCAACAACGAAAGCCCCGACTTCACCGCAATCTGGGCAGGCTTCAACGCGCCGAAATATGCAGCCTCCGTAATGGCCCACAACTCGTCGACAATCAGAATGTCCACACCACTAATGCCGTGCTTCTTCCCCGTCGCAGCTTTAACCAAATACTCAGAGCCGTCGACCATTTTGACGCGGTGACGCCCATACGCCCACGTCACTTTGCACAGCCCCGACTCTTCCCACAACTCGAAGAGATCACGCAAGTCCTCAAAGACCTCCGTAGCAAGTGACAACTCATGCGCCGTCGACACCACCTTCACCGGACGCCCCCAAATGCGAGGCAACTCCAACAGGCAGAACCCCACCACCGCGGAAAGCATGAAGGTCTTGCCCTGCTGGCGAGCACAAAACGCCATAGCGCTCGAATGTGTAAACACATTGTCAGCGTCATGCTCAAAGGCCCCCGTTAATACGTTGACCTGCCACGGAAACAAGCTGCGAGAAAGATGCGTCTGCGCAAACTCCGCAATAAGAGGCCCATAACTCTCGTACCCATATATCGGCGTAACCAACCGAGGCAGATCAGAACCAACGCCAGCCGTTAACGGCGGAACCACATGGCTTTGAACCGAGTCATGACTGTTTTTGGAGATACGCGAGAAAAAGGTCGGGGGCAAAGAAATGTTTTTTTCAAAAAAAGTTTTGGGGGTTTGTCCGTTTACGGCTTGGTTTCGCTGTTGGGCTTGGATGGCTCGTTTTCGGTTGCCGTAGGCTGCGCCTGCTCTGGAGTTGCATGAGCGGTGGGCTGGTCTGAGGTTGTCTAGGTCGTCTGATCCGCCTGCGTCGTAGGGGATGATGTGGTCTGCGGTGTCGGCTCCGGGTCTTCCACAGAGTGCACAGGCTGGGGAATCTTGTAGGAGTGTTGCGCGGTTCTTGCGGTACTCGGGGTTGGCTGTGCGTCCCATTAGTCGAATAGTCCCCACATGGTTGGTATGACTCTGTCAACTGCGTCGTGGTCTCGTTCTACCCATGTTTTGTATGAATGGCAGTTGTGGCACATGAGTTGGCATTTGTCTATTTCTGCTTTGAGTAGGTCGTGTGCGTTGTCTGTGTTTACGTGTTTGCGGGCTTGTGAGATGGTGAAGAGTTTTGTGGCGCGGTCTATGTGATCCCATGCGAACATGACGTGGTTCCAGTTTTCGCAGGGCATTTCGCAGTCGACGCATTTGCCTGCTTCGAGTTTGCGTTGGATGTTGTAGTCACGGATGTAGAGCTGCAGTGGTGTTCCGTTTTTGCCTTGGTTTCGGCCTTTGAGTTTGATTTGCCCTGTTGCTTTGAGGCGGTGGTATCGGGCGTTGGAGTATGCCCTCATTTGGGCTTTTCGTTCTGGGGTTAGTTCGCGTTTCTCAGCCATGTGCGTATCTTTCTACCGCCCTTGCTTCGCTGCGGTTGCTTTCATTCTATCCACTGGCTCTATCGCAGTACGTTCCCCCCACACTTTGAGTTACTAACTCAGGCTGTTGGATGTTTACTACTAGCGGACTCCCACCTTGGTGTTTTAGAGTTCATACTCCGCGCGCCTGCGTTTGTGCATGGCGCTCTACCCACCTTTCGGTGTGTTCTACCAGCAGAGTGCGACTCCCTACGTGGCCGTGGGTCTTTAAGTTGGGGGGTGCCTAGGGGCTGCACCTCATCGTTTAACCCCTAGGCGGTTCGGATGCTACTTGCGTCCTAGGCGCTCTGCAATCATCTCGAGTTGGTTAGGTCGCCATACGTAGTGTTCGGCGTGGGGGCTTACTGCGTTTGCCCAGACGACTTGCATGGGTGTGAGCCTGCCTGCTTCGAGTTTGAGTTCGGCGAAGATGAGACCGCGTTCACGATGGGCGAGGAC